CTGTAACTTTAAATGGAAACACAACAGCCTATTCCGCAACAAACGAAGTAGGCGCATCAGGAACATACGCAGCAGGTGGTATAACTTTAACAAGTCCAACCATTGGCTTAACAGCAACTAGCGCAACAGCTTCTACAGCATTTGTTGATTTTGCAAACGCAAGTTTTACATCAGCAACAATTTCTGCTCAAGCAGCGTTGATCTATAATAGATCATCAAGTGCTACTAATGCAGCTATTTGTGTTCTTGATTTCGGAAGTGTAAAAACATCAACAAACGGTACATTCACAATCGCATTTCCTACTAACGATAAAGACAGTGCTATATTAAGACTTTCTTAATGTAAAGGATCCCTACTATGTCAAATGGTTGGAGTGATGGAACATGGGGACTAGGTACGTGGGGAGATCAGAATAGTACACTTGTTGAATTAACAGGTTTAAGTACATCATTTAGTGATGGCTCCGTAACTGTAGATGCCTCAGTTGATTTTGGTTGGGGAAGAGGATCATGGGGATCTTTTGCATGGAATGAGAATATAGAATTTATTACTAACGTCACAAGTGTGACGATGTCCACGGACTTAGGCACTCCTACGATTGAAGTAGGTTCAGGTGTCATAGTTTCTGTAACAGGCTTAGAGATGACAAGTGCTCTAGGTGATACAACTGAAACAGGAACATCTCTTGTTACTTTAGATAGTCAATTAGTAAGTGTAGCTTTATCAGGAGCGACTGTTTCTGGTGAGGGAAGTGTTGCAGTTATTGCACCTTCCGATCAATTAGATTTTGCTATTGGAGCAGTTAATGTATTTGCATTTACACAAGTAGATCCTGTTCCAGTGACAATGACTTCTGCTTTGGGGACTCCTGTAGTTTCAGCAGATGCTCTTGTACAACCTACAGGGGTTGCAATGACTTCTGCTTTAGGTACGGAAACAGTAGAGGTAGGAACTGGTGTAATTGTAAGTGTTTCCACAGTTGCCATGAGTTTTGCTGCGGGAACAGCAACAGCTACGGGTGGAGCTATTGTTAACGTAACAGGACTTGACTTATCGATAGTCACAGGAAATCCGTTTGCTACACCTTGGGCAAACGTTGTAACAGGTGCAAGTAATACTTGGACAGAGGTTGACGCAGCATAAAAAGTGTTGCTTGAATAACAAAAAAAGATATATTTTAGAGAGGTTTAAACATGGCAAGTACATATACAAGTAGATTCAAATTAGAAAAGATGGAAACAGGGGCTAACGCCAATACCTGGGGTACAAATACCAATAATAATTTGGATGTTTTAGATGCCTTTGGTGGTGGTTATTTAGCTAAATCTGTTGCAGGTTCTGCTAATATTACTCTCTCAACTGCGGATGCAGATCCAACCGCTGAATCAGCGAATAAAGTAATTGAACTCACAGGAGCCTTAACGGGCGATATCGTAGTATTTATTCCTGCCGTTGAAAGCGATTATGTTTTCTTTAACAATACATCAGGTTCTCAAACTCTTACCATAGCTGCAACAGGACATACAGCAAATGGTTTTGTTATAGCACAAGGAGCATACTCACATGTTTATTGTGAGGGTACAGCTAATTTTAAAATTTATAATGCAGTTGACAAACTAGGAGCTACAGCTTTCAAAGGCGCTGTTACCATGGACGCTGGCGGTACAGTAACCGCTGGTCAAGATTTAACTGCTGGCTCTGGAAATATTATCTTAAGATCAAACGGTGCTGTTACCGCTACAACTTTTGTTGGTAGTGGTTCAAACCTTACAGGCGTTGAACCTTTTCCTTCAGGCACAAAACAAGTTTTCTATCAAGCCTCAGCTCCAACAGGTTGGACTCAAGATACCACCGCAGCATTAGGAAATGCTGTTATGGCCGTTGTCACTGGTACAGGTGGAGGAACAGGTGGTAGCACATCTTTTTTCTCATCTTTACTTACTGGGACTAATAGCACAGCGGTGCAAGATTCTGCTCCTGTCACTGGTTCTCTTAGTGGTACTGTAGGGGATACAACTTTATCAACACCTCAAATACCTTCACATTCACACCCTAATGGTGCAAGACCAGTAGGTGCTCCAAGAAACGCACCAGGTAATCCATCAGGTGGTGGTAGCACAGGTGGCACAGGTGGTGGCGGATCCCACTCTCACCCATTTAGTGGTAGTTTATCAAGTGCCTCGGCAGATGTTGATGCAACAGTTTCTGCTATTGATGTTAAATACGCAAACGTAATTATAGCCGCAAAAGATTAATGCCGATATTTGACCCGGACGGTAAATGTCCTCTTCTTAATAAGAAGTGTATGAAACATCAATGTATTTGGTATAACATGCTTCAAGGGACTCATCCACAAACAGGACAAGACGTGCAAGAATGGGGATGTTCAATAGCTTGGCTTCCTTTGCTTTTAGTTGAAAATTCTAAGGCCACTGTTGGAGTTAAAGCAGCCACAGAGTCTTTTAGAAATGAGATGGTGCACTCTAATAATGTCATGCAAAAAGTTTTAAGTTCAAGTGAAGGTGCTAAGAAAGCTATGGAAAACACTGCATCAATATTTGAATTATTAGGAAATCATCAAAAAGCTCAAGAGGAAGACAATCCAGAATGGGGCAATGAAACTATTAGACAATTAAGCAATAATAAGATAAAAATTAAGGAAGGTAAAAAAGGTAAAAAAAATGTCAATAACGATAAATAATACAACCATTAATACTAGACTAACAATTATATTTGATTCTGATGTTCATAGAGATCAAGCAGGAAATATTGTCGGTAATGATGGACCTGCCTCAGGAAGTGGTAACACTGAATCAGATGTTTATATTGATGATAAAGTTTATTTAAATGTAAGATCTCATACAGAGTTGCCATCTACAACACACGCTTTACAATGTAAAAACAATGGAGGCACTTGGACATACATCCTAGAAAGCACTGATAATTCAGAAAATACCTCATACGCTTCACAATCTGATCTTCCTCAATGGGTCACTAACGTAGTGATTAGAGCGGAAGCTGAAAAAACTTGGCAAACAACTTACGATGATCATGACGATGCAAATGCAGATGATGATTCTGCTGCCATAACAGCAGCAAATACTGCAAGAGTGAATTATTTATCTGCAAACGGTATTACCTACTAGAGTGCAATCTAACATCATAGAGATTAAAAAATTAGTGCCAAGAGTGCTTTGCGAAAAAGTTATTGCCTATTTTAATAATTATTCAGAAGCAACAGTGACTGGCGGTTATTCTGGAGAAAGACTTAAATCAACCAGAAACTGTGAACAACATGATATAGTTACTGATCAAACTACTTTTGGAAAAAGATTAATTACACAAAGATTAGTGTCTTATATTCATGCTGCTAGAAAAATTTACAAAGAAAAGTTTCCTTACATGGATGCTGAAGAAGTTTCAGAATTACAAATTTTAAAATACCAAAGTAATCAATACAATGTTGGTTACACTTATCATACTGATTTTTCAAGACACACCCCCACAAGAGTTTTAAGTTGTTCAATTTCTTTAAATACAGATTATGAAGGTGGTCTTTTTGAATTTGATTTAAATGGTCAAAAAACAAAGTATTGTCAAAACATAGGGGATTGCATTATGTTCCCATCCAATTTTATGTACCCTCATACAGTTTTACCCGTAACAAAAGGAACGAGATACGCTATAATATCATGGATCAAATAAAACCAATATTTATTGAAAAATTTTTACCCGATAGTTTAATTACTGTTGTTAATCAGTATGCAATAACTAAGACTCTTTGTAGAGATACTTATTTTGATAATACCGTAAATGCCATGGCATATTCTTACGGAGACCCATTAATGGAAACAATATTAGATTTATCTACATCTGTAGTTGAAAAGCATGTTGGTAAAAGCTTATGGCCAACGTTTTCGTTCATGAGAGTTTATGACAAAGGATCTGACTTAGAAATACACACCGATAGACCATCTTGTGAATATACTGTGGCTTTAGCTTTAGGTGAATTCCCTGTTAATAAACCTTATCCACTATACATTGGAGAGCTAGATCCAACCTCAGAATACAAATATTTTAACATAGATAAAAAATTAGAGCCTGTGAAAATTAATTATAAGTATGACATGATTAGAAATAATGCTGTGTTATTTCAAGGTCAAACAGATCAAACTGTACATTGGAGAGAATTCTGTACACATGATCATTTTATTACTTGTTTTTTTCATTATGTAAATAAAGAGGGACCTCATGCTCAAGAGAAATGGGATAAAAGATCTATGTTAGGAATGCCATCAGTAAAAGATGATCAAGGTAAGTAACCTTAAAGATTGGATTATCAAAGATTCTATTGAAGTTAAAGATTTCAAGATACAAGTTGATTCTGTAGTTTTAAACTTAAATCAAGAAAAAGAAAACATAAGCACTCATGGTGATAATTCAAAACAATATTTTTTTGATGATTTTAACAAAATCAAAAACATAAGTGAAAACATTCAAACAATAATATTAAAACATTTGAAAGAAATTTCTCTAGAACTTTTATCTGCTTGGACTGTTTACGGTGAAAAATACGGTTATCATGAAATTCATCAACACAATCCTGAAACAACAAATCATTTATCTAGTGTTACTTTTTTAGATATACCGAGTAATATTGACAAAAATTTGTCTGGAGATTTGTTTTTTATATTAAGAAACAAAAATAACGAATTAAGGTATTTTAGATTTCAACCAAAAATAGGAGATTTATTCTTTTTTCCCGCTCATGTTTTTCATGGCACTTTTCCTCAATCAGAAGGAAATAGACAAACAATAAATTTAGATTTTAATGTTAAAAATATTATATAAAGAAGATTACTATCACTCAAAAATCAATGATGAGATATGTGAAAAATCTTTTAACTTTGTTGAAAAAACAAAAAACTCTTACAAAGAACAAAGTTGGAATTGTAAAATAAGAACCTCATTTAACATAACTGATAATATTTTAAACTGTATTGAATTACATGATTTAAAATTAAATATATTAAGTCACATTGAAAACTTTATGCATTTAAAAAATAGTTTTTATAATGGTTATATCTTTAATTCTTGGATAAATATTTATGAAAAAGATTTTTACCAAGAAGAGCATACACACAGTGATGAATATAAAAAATATTTAAGTGGTATTGTTTACTTAACTCATAATAACTCAAATTTAAATTTAAAGTCTAAACATAAATCTAATTTGCAAACAAACATAAAACCAAAGTTTGCTGATATAATTATTTTCGATGATGATTGCCCCCATAGTGTATCGCCTAATTTAAACGATAATCTAAGAATAAGTTTAGCTTTCAATTATTTGTTTGTTTCAAAATGGAACGGAATGTTTTTTTAATGACCACTCCTTTTTTAACACACGATTTATATGAAATAAACGACAGCTTAGAAATTGCGAAGGATAAAGTTGGAGATCATGAATACATATATATTGATAATTTTTATAAAAATGGTGAACAAATATATAAGATGTTAAAAGAAACCTGGGTTCCTAATTGGAAATTACATAAAGACACTAAAAATTTTAAAAAATATTATGATTGTAGATTAAAAATACCTTTGACTAATTATGGTGTAGATAAAGAACATAAGACAATTAATACATTAAAGCACATGTTAAATTTGCACGATCATTATTGTGACTCGATAAGATTTAATATATTTCAATGGATTGATGTACCTTCTTCAAATATTCAATTTAGGCCTCACATAGACGATAGCTTTAATATACTTATTTATTTAGATAAAAAATGTTCTGGAGGAACAGCAATATATGAAGATATGCCACAAGATTTAATTGAAGAAGAAATTGATATACGATGTGATATATCAAATAACAAGTTTGATATTATTCCCGCTAAATTTAATAGATGTGTTATATTTAATGGTAAACTACCACATGGAGGATACATAGAAGATCATAAAAAATATTGTAGTGACACTTGGAGATATAACGCAGTGTACTTCTTAGAAAGCAAGAAATAGGATATTTACTAACATAATAAAGGAAAAACAAAATGATTAAACCAGAAGAACTAAAAGACCAAAATTTTAAAATATTTTTAGGAATGCCAATGTATGGTGGATTACTTACTGAATCAACACTACATGGTTTGTTGGAGTTACAGTCTTGGACTCAAGCTAACAATATTGCAATGAGAATACAAACAATGGGTAATGAAAGTTTAATTACTCGTGCTCGAAATACCATAGTCTCTATGATGATGGACGATAAAGATTTTGTTGCTACACATCTTTTATTTATAGATGCTGACATAGGTTTCACTTGGCAAAATATTCAAAGATTACTTTGTGTAGATAAAGATATAGCTTGTGGAATTTATCCCAGAAAACATTTATATCTTGAAAAGATTAAAGACATTTTAAAAGAAAATCCAAATGCTACCCCTGATGAAATAGAGGCTAGAGCCTTAGGGTATAATGTAAACTTTGATGACCCTTTAAATTTAAAAGGTGAGGGAGGTTTTTTTCCTGTGCAAGAAGCAGCTACTGGTATGATGCTTGTGAAAAGAGAAGTATTTAGAACTATGATGAAGAAGTTTCCTGAAAGAAAATATGAGTCTGATCAAATTGTTAACGGTGGAGCTTATAGGTCTGATAATTGTTATGACTTGTTTGCTGTTGGACCATACAACACTAAAACCAAAGAAGGTCAACCACAAATAAGATATCTATCCGAAGATTACTACTTCTCTCGTCTATGGCAGGAGTGTGGCGGGCAGATTTGGGCTGACTTAGCGATGCCTTTAACTCACTTTGGTAATAGAGCATTTAAAGGTCATGTTGGGTCTTTAGTTGCTAAAAAAGAGTAATTTATATATATTGGCGTCATGCCATTAGTAAATTTTAGACCAGCACCAGGTATTAATAAAGAAGTCACCGATTACACAGGCGAAGGCAAGTGGACAGACGGTGATAACGTACGTTTTTTTCAAGGATTACCGCAGAAAATTAAAGGATGGGAGAAATTTATCTCCACAACCTTGGTGGGTGTCGCTCGTGATCAACATGCTTGGGTAGCTTTAGATGGCACACGATACAACGCTGTTGGTACTGATAGAAAGCTTTATGTTATAGAAGAAGGATTAGCTTATGACATTACCCCTATTAGAGAAACACAAGCTTTAACTAATCCCTTTACTACAAATGCAACCACATCTGTTGTTGTGACTGACACATCTCATGGTGCACAAAAAGGAGATTTTGTAACCTTTGATTCCTTCTCAGCTATTGATGGTTTAGATATGAATAAAGAATTTGAAGTTACATCAGTAGCTAATAACAATGCTTATGTTGTAACAACAACCGCTGCTGCTTCAGGATCAACAGCAAGTGGTGGTGGATCAGGCAATGCTAAATATCAGATATCAATTGGACCTGAAACATCTACTTCAGCTTTTGGTTGGGGCACTGACTCATGGGGTTCTAGTACATGGGGCACTCCTTCTACTACTTCAAATGTTACTTTGGAAGCGAGACAATGGTCGCTAGATAATTTTGGTGAGGATTTAATTGCAACAGTTTTAAATGGTGGTGCTTTCAGGTGGGACACATCAACAGGGGTAAGCACAAGAGCCGCTGCTATATCAGGTGCACCAACCGCATCGAGAATAAGTTTAGTTTCAACGCCTGATAGACATTTACTTTTTATGGGAACAGAAAACACAATTGGAACTATAGGTTCGCAAGATGATTTACTAATAAGATTTTCGGATCAAGAGGATATTACCACGTATCAACCTACAGCAGAAAATACTGCTGGCTCATTAAGAATTGCTGACGGATCACGGATCGTGGCAGCAGAGCGATCAAGAGGTCAAATACTTGTATGGACAGATACATCATTACACTCAATGCAGTTTATTGGTCCTCCTTTTACTTTTGGTTTACGACAATTAGGTCAAAACTGTGGAATTATTGGTAGTCACGCAGGACTTGATTTGAACGGTGTTGCTTATTGGATGTCGCAAGATTCTTTTTATCTTTTTGATGGTACAGTTAAAAAATTACCATGTACCGTGGAACAGTTTGTTTTTGACAATATTAATATAACAGGATCTGAAAATGCTTTCGTAGGTCACAACGGTGAGTACAATGAAGTATTATGGTTTTATCCTAGAACAGGATCTGACACAATTAATGCAGTAGTGGCTTATAACTATCTAGAGCAAACTTGGTGGACAGGAACACTAGATAGAACAACTTGGATTGATAGAGAAGTTTACGATAATCCTGTAGCCTCGGACTACTTACCAACGACCACGGCCAACAATGAAGTTATCTCTGGTTTAACTGATGGTGCCACTCAAATGTTTTTACATGAGACAGGAAATAATGCAGACGGTGAAGCCATGACTGCTTTTGTGAAATCAGGATCTGTAGAAATAGGTGAAGGTAATGATATTCTTTTTGTACAAAAACTTATACCTGATATTCAAAATCAAGAAGGTACTTTAAATATGAAATTAGAATTTAAGTATTATCCAAACAATACAACAAGCACTATTAAGACAGCGACCTTTACTGACACAACAGAGTTTGTAAGCTTACGAGGAAGAGGTAGAGAATTCACAGTCAATGTTGTCTCTAATACAACAGGCACCGCTTGGAGATTAGGAACACAACGTTTTGATATACAACCTGATGGTAGAAGATAATGGCAAAATTAACATTACAAAGATTTCCTGATCCTAGACCTGAGTATGATGCTCAACAGTCTGCTGAACTAATTCGACAATTAGAGGAAATGATACAACAATTGAACACTCAATATACACAAGACACTCAAGAGGAGTCCACAAGAAGAGCGTGGTTTTTTAGTTAATGGCTGACGTTTTTAAAAGATTTATTGCAAACTTAACTACAACTGATTTAACTACAATCTTTACTGTGCCTACAGCTAATGTTGCAGCTACACCACCAGTACCTGTGTCTACTTTCATAGTAAAAACAATAAATACACATAATTATGATGGATCAAGTGCTGTAACTGTAAATATTGATCACAATAATGGAAGTGCTGATTTTCAAGTTTTTCAGGTAGACGTATCAGCGTCAGATACAAACACAATTTCAACTTCAATGGTCTATCAAGAGGGTGATGTAATGAAATTACAAGCTAATGCTGCTTCTAGAGCAATAGTTGAAGTGACCGTATTAGAGATCAAGCAACAACAATAAACCTGTTGATTTCCTAGCTTTCTACCTATAAAAATAGAGTATGGCAAAGATTGTAGATGAACCAAAGATCCTGCGTTATGACTCGATCGATGGTAAAAAAGTTCCTGTATATAGTGCAAAAGTAGAAACAACTGTCACTAATACTAAAACAGGTCAAGAATATAATTCACACGAGGAATGTCAGGCAGATATTGACAATCCAGATACAGACACAAAAGAAGCAGATATTAGAAGAGATGTTCATGTGACAGCTCCGAATGTATTCGCTGGAGCACATACACTACCGGAGTAAAAATGTTAAAGAACTTTATTGAAGGAATCAAAGATGTTTTACCTGCGATAGGTGGCACTATCGGTTATGCGGTAGCTGGACCAGCAGGTGCTGCTCTTGGTTCTGGATTGGGTTCTGTAGTTAGAGGTGATGAAGGTCAACAAGCACTACAAAATGCATTAATCGCTGGAGGTATAGGCTATGGCGGTCAAAGATTTTTATCTGGCGGGTCAGGACCTATTGGACAATTTTTTAGTCAGGGTAGAATACCTGGCATTGTTGGTGGAGACACCGGAATATTAAAAGCATTTAGTGAAAGACAGTTTTCTCCTGGTATGACCAGTTTTGGTTTTGGTGGTAAGTATTTACCAGCTGAAACAGCGGAGGCTGCAAGAACAATTGGAGGCACTTACACAAGTGGTGAAGCAGGGTTCGGTATGCAAGGAGGTACTGAGATTAGAGGTGCAACCTTAAAAGAATTTGATGCGTTAAAAGCTTTAGGCACTGGAGATTCAGACATGGAAATTTTAGCACAGGCTAAGAAAAATGTTTTAAGTGGAAACTCAGGCACAGATGCTACAGGAGGAATTCTTTCTAAGTTTACAGAATTTGCAAAAACTAATCCTGAACTTCTTATAGGTGCTCTTGGTTTAGCGGGAACTTCAGGTTTCTTTGATGAAGGAGATATGGAAAGATTGCCAAGTGGTCCTGAGGTAGGGAGTCAAGGTTCATTACCTACAGGTATGGCTTCTCTTAGAAACCCGGTTGCAGGCGAGGGTGGACTTTATTCTTATAACATGGCTAAAGATGGTGGTATCATGCACGCTAAAAAAGGTGAGCAGGTCAACGATACACTTCCTAGATTTAATGAGACTCTGGAAGAATATAAAGGCAGAAGAGATGACGGTTTAAGTCAGGCAGATAAAGACATGCTTGAAATGTTAAGAGAACAACGTAGACAAGAGATAATTGAAAGAATGCAACAAGAAAAATTTAAAATGGATCAGTTTGAAAACCCTCAATTCACTCCTAATAAAAAATTAACGATTGGTGCTGCTCAAGGTAGAATGATGGACGGTAGTATAAATAATTTTGAAGAGAACAGTCCTAGAAGAGATCTTTTTTTAGAGAGAGGAGGTCCAATATCCGATGACCGTGGATCACCGAACAAGGACACTGTTTATGCAAAATTAGCTGATGGTGAGTTTGTGGTTAACGCAGACACAGTCGCCGACATAGGTTATGGTATGGGAGCTCGTAACTTATCAGATGCAAAGGATTTAGGTGGATCTTTCTTTTATGGGTTACAAGATGCTCAGAAAAAAGGTATACTAGGTAATATGGTAGGTATGGCATAATGGCAGTTCAAGAACAAATCATTAGACAACCAGATTTCATAGAAAAAAGAACGGAACAACTTTTAGAGTCTGTCTTTGGACCCAGTGGTGTTGCAAATACGGCTCAAGCAATTCCTGCCGCCAGTGTTGCAGGTTTTCAACCATTACAAAACACAGCTCTTTTTTCCGCTGCAACAGATGTTGCTAACACAAACGTCTCTTCTGGTATTGGAGCTTATCAACCTTATCTAGGTGCAGCCTCACAACAATTAGGAGCTGCGGGTACAACAATGGGCGCTGGATTAGGAGCCATTGGACAAGGTGTTGGAATGGTTGGTCCATCTAATGTTCAACAATTCATGGACCCTTATCAACAAAACGTAACACAAAATGTTTTAGCTGAGATTGATCGTCAAGGTGCGATGGCACAGAATCAAGCAGCAGCTCAGGCAGTCGGTGCAGGTGCTTTTGGTGGTGGTCGTGAAGGAGTTCAGAGAGCTGAGTTAGCTAGAAACTTACAAGATATTAAATCAAGACGAATTGCAGAAGATGTACAAAGAAACTTTTTACAAGCTCAACAACAACAATTACGATCTGCAGCTACTCTTGGTCAACTAGGTCAACAAACATTAGCAGGTGGTATTGCACAACAAGGTTTAGCAGAGCAGACTGCTGGTCTAGGTTCTATGGCCCAATCAGCAGGATTCAGGGACATTGGACAATTATTAGGTCTTGGTGGTTTACAACAACAACAAGATCAGATGCAACGTGATGTAGCTCGTCAAAATACTTTAGAAGCACAAAGAGAACCTTTTGGTCGATTACAGTTTGCTTCAGATATTTTACGAGGTGTTCCTTCCGGTCAACAAGTATTTACAACACAACCTTCACCTTCTCCATTTAGTCAATTATTAGGTGCAGGAGTGGGTCTAGCAGGTATTAGTTCTTTATTGGGTGATTCAGGTTTTAGTTTCTAATAGGGTAATGAATGTCAAATGTACTTAATAGAAAAATGTTCGTCAAAGGCTACCGAGGAGGTTCCTCGGTAAGAAGCGAACCTCGTGGCGCTCGTCCAGATAGTGTCTATGACACAGGCTTGTTCAAGCCTATTTTAGGTTTTGATTTTCTTAGTGGTATAGCTTCTGGTGCTAGCACTGCCAAAGAAGAGCGTGCAAAAGGCGACAGTCCTTACATTACTAAATCTATTATTTCTAATTTAAAAGAAACTTTTGAAGCTGCCCCTGATTATTATGGAGATACTTTCAACTACTTATTAGCTCCTATTGAAGATATTAATAGAGGAATTGTTCAAGAACTCTCAACTGGTGTTTTTGGTTTAGATAGAGGAACTATTGATACAGGCTTAGGTTCTGGTATTAGATTTAAAACAGAAAGCAATCCATTTGGTTTTCCTTCACAGTTTGGAACTGATCCTATTAGTTTCTTTGCTGAAGAGTATCCTGCGGGTTCACAAAAAAGAATGAATTTTTTAATGAACGCTATAAGAGAACCAAACTTTCAAAGTGATTTAGCTAAAATAGGTGTGGGTACAGCAGAAATTAAACAAGCTGAAAAAGCTTTAGTTCAAAAGTTTAAACAAGCTAGAGCAGAAGGCTTGTCCAATGAACAAGCAGCCGCCGTGTATGACTTTCCTAATGAAGATGTTTTCTCTAACGCAGCAGATGCGGAGGGTGGAGCTGCAGGGACAGTTCCTTTCAAAGATGTGAAGACCGGTGACTTGTCTTTAATGGAAGACTTAGCGAAAGAAGGTCCTTTTCCTCAACTACAAACTGATTTAAAAAGAGGCGGTGAAAGTCCATTTACCATAGACAAGCGAACAAAAGATTTAATTAAGTTATTAGGTGGCAAAGATGCTCAAACCAATGATGAGATAATCAATGAAGAAACAAAAAATGTTGTAGAGTCAAACAATGCTACTGAAGGAACTCAAAGCGAGGCTAACTTTGCAAATAAATCTCAAGCTCAAAGTAATATAGCTAATCAAGAAGCTGAAGGTTTTGACTTTGAAAAAGAGACTCAACGTTTTAAAGATCTTTTAAGAGAATCTACTGCGGTAGAAGATAAAACAACTCCTGCTTTATTGTTATTACAATTAGCATCTAATCTGGTGTCAGGTAAAACAAACGAAAAAGGTTTTGCTGGTTTCTTAGATGTCTTAGGTCAGGCAAGTGGTCCTGTTCTTAACACTGCTGTTCAACTAGCTCAAGACAAAAAAGCTTACGAAAGAGAACTTGGTGCGACCGCTGTATCTTTAGCGTTTGAAAAAGAACAAGACATGTTAGACAGAGCGGCCACGATTGCAGCAAACGAAGCTAAGTTAAATGAAGGTTTTGATAAAACTATGTTTGCAAGACAAGTAGAATATGCCCCTAATGGAGATATTCTTAGATATACATCCACTTTTATTCCTGTTGGAAGTATGACAGAATTTAATGCACTAAATGTTCCAAAAACTCTAGATGTAGGTAACGGACAAAGTATTGTGGCAAGACCTTATATTCTTACAGATAGTTCAGACGGAGCTGCTTTTTACAAAGGTATTCGTAATCAAGACCAGTTCTTTAAAGAAGGTCTTCCTGTTATGGATAATCTCTTAAACACAATTAACTTTGTCAGTGCTATTCAAGGAGAAGACTTGGTGGACGAAAATACAGGTAGAGCTATTGTTGGTCCAAAAGCTCTAGTAGATTTAGGTATTGCTAAAGCTGGAGACTTTATATCTGCTTTAACCAACAATGTTGATACAGCTCAACTTTACAGTTCACAAGAAGCATCTGACATAAAAGCTGCTTTTTCTAATATTGAAATGCTCGATGCAGATGAAGAAACAAAAGCCAGAATGAAACAAGACTTATTATTAAAAACACAAGGTGTTGATTATGACGGAATGTTTATTAAAGCTTTAAATGATGAAGTATTTAATCAAAAAGTTTTTGGTGATTTTACAATGATGCAAATTATGCAAAACCCTGGAGCTGTTGAAGAATATATGAAAGGAAATAACTTAACTGAGGACAGTCGTATTCAAGTTATGAATCAATATGGTGAACCTGAAATGGTTCGTATTGGCAATGTTCAAAAAGATGCTCAAGATACCTTTGATTTCTTAGTTCAATCAGCAGAGGAAGAGGGTGTTGTGTTTGATGGGCAAAAGTTTGTAAGACCCGCACCAAATAGTAAAGAAGTTTACACTTACAGTTTTGGTGGTAAGCAATTAAGTATTAACCCTAAGGTGTTTCAATTAGGTTTAAAATCTAAAATATTAGGTATTCAGTTTGCACGTTTTCAACAACCTGAACAACGATTATTGAAAGATACAATTGAGTCTTCTATCAGTGAGTTTCAATTAGGAAGTGTTTTTTCTGGTCCTCAAGAATTGAATTCAAAACTACAAGAGTTTAAAGACGCAGCTATATTAAGATACAACGGTCTTGTGCAACAAAACTTTATGACAGAAGAGCCTGGTGTTGGTGCTCTTTATAGCTGGCAACCGAACAAAGTTTCTGTTTTTAACGCACCTCCACAGGGAATAGGAGGTATAATGATTAATCCTGGAGCAGTAAGTCAATCAAACCTACCTCCAGAAAAAGTTAATCAAAACAACTTACAATCAACAGGTCAAAATATTAATGAAAAAGCTAAATACTTTGATTTAACAAATATCTTAGATCAATATGGAGTAACTTATTAATGAAAAACTATTTAACACTTGATGATATGTATCTAGCTAGAATGCAGTTTCAACAAGGTACAGACAATCCTGAAGTCATGGACGGTGTTACTATGCAAGATGTAAAAGAATTTGCAGAGGGTGATTTAGTTGAAAATGATAAACCTGATTTAGAAAAAGGTGAGGACTTACCGACAATATTTGGCTTTCGACAGGCTGCAGAAAAATATGAATCTGCTGGAAAGTTTGCATCTGCTAAACTTCCTTTAGACGGCATGAAACAAATTGTTTCTAAGGTTGCCACCGAGGGAATGAAAAAAGGATTACCAGAACAAGAGATTATTAAAAACATTAATTACTTTATGGATCAATATGGTTATACGGATAGAATGATGCATCCTGAAACATACGACCTAAATGAACTAGATGATAAGTTTGAATACTTTACAGATAGACCTAATCCTCTTCCTGGTTTGAAATTATTGACTAGCATCTCTTCTTCTTTAGGAGGAACAGTAGCGGGAGCTAAAATAGGTGCAAACATTGGTAAGTTTTTTGGTTTACCTGGTGCAGCGGTAGGTGCTGTTTTAGGTGGCACAACCGCTTATATTTCTTCTTTGGCAGGTTATGAAGGTTTGATGACTCATCTTAATTCAAAAGGTGTTTTATATAGTCCTACTTTTGATGAGTATGGTGAGATGATTGGTTATGAAACAGGAATTAATAGACCTACTCAAGATCAATTAGTTGATTATTTAAAAAAAGAAACTCAGTTTGACTTGATGCTAGGTGGTGGTTTAACAGCTGTTCGCCCTGTTATGAGTTTGTTTAAAGCAGGCGGAACAAAATTACTTTCTCCAAACGAAGGTATTTATAATAAATTAAAATCTATTGGTGTTGACCCAGGAAGAGCTGAAGTCTCAAATATTCCAATCATTAATTCTCTTCCTAATGTTTTAGGTCGTGTTCCTTTCTTTGGTCCTGAGTTTGAAAAAGCTTATGCTAAAAATGTAGGAGGTTTTCTTAAAGCAGGAGAGAGAAAAGTTCCAGGTTTTAAAGAATTAGTAGATGCTGCAAAAGCAGGCCCTGTGTCACCTATGGCTAAAATGGGATACAATGTTAGAGAAGCTTTCTTAGCGGGTGATAGAAAAATGATGGATGACATCTTAGATAAGTATCGCCTTCGTGATGAGTCTGGTAGACTTCTCAATAAAGCTTTTGATATTGAATCTTTGAGAACTTTCTCAAAAGAAATGTTTGATCGATTAGGTGCTGGAACAGATTTTGGTAAAGCCTCCGGCGATTTAAAAATGGTTTCTGATTTATTCAAAGAAATTTACGATCCAAAGAACTCAGCTAATGCAGGTCGTTTTGTTGATTATGATAGAGTTAAATACATGAAAGACACTATATCTACAACAATTGGAGATTTAACTGAAAGAGGCGTAAGTCGAGTTGGTAAGAGCTCTGTTGATGATTTAATGAGAGCCCAAGACTTTTTAGAAAGAATTCTAGGTAATCCTATTAAACCAGCAAATGTTACGGATGAAGCTTTTGATAAACTTAAAAAAGCTTATATGGATAACTTAAACACAGCAGATAAAGAATACGCTCAATACGCTATTCTTATGGGCGATCAAAAGAAAAATTTTAAAGGCGCTGGTAGTTTTTATTTTGAAGATAAAGTTTTAATGGGTGGCAGTTTTCTTGATGATCTTTTTGAAAAAGCGTTTACATTATCTACTCCACAAGGTGTAAGAACTATTCACAAAATATTTAAAGCAGCTGATCCTAAATCATTAAAGGCTGTTGGTATTAAAGGATCTGGTGAAGATGCTTTTAAAGAAGCTTTAACTTTCAAACTTGGAAAATCTTTTCAAGAAGCGTTTACAACAACAAGTAAGGGCAGTGCAGGTCTTGCCGATGACTTAGGTAAGATGACCTTTGACGTTCAAAAATATAAAATGAGCTTGGGATTAGATCAGTTTGGTAAATTAGATGATGGTAATTTACGAGGATTGTCTGAAGCTCTTAACTTAGCAAAACTAAAAGATGCAGGTGGAGAAACGTTAACTGTTGATACTTTAAAAAACTTTGCAGATGCTTCTGCTATTTTCTTTAATAACAAAAACTTTAACTTATCTACCTTTTTAGCTAGAAGAGCTCAGATCGGTGGTGTGCGTTCCTTCTTACGTGGTATTACAGGTGCGGGTCTAGTGGGTGCTTCTACTTTAACAGTGGGTCCTATAGGCACAATTGCTGCTGTATTGTTATCTAAATATTCTGCTCGTTTAATGGCACAACCTTTTGTGTTAAGACCGATGAGCGAAGCAATGAAAGACTTATCTAGTGGTAAATATTTAAAAGATCCAAGTAGCCTGGTTAGTTTAGGAAGAGCCCTAGAGAGATTTTTTGACAACGATCAAGCTTTAGAAAATTCATTAGAAAATGATTTTACTCAACTAGGTATGATTGAAGCTGCAGAAGATTCATACAGTCAGTTTGGTGGATTAAAGGACGTAGCCGAAAAAAACAATTTAGATACCAGTAAGTTTGTTGAAACTGTCAAAGAAAAATTACTACCTGATACAAAACAAGATGAAGTAACAAGACCAACAACTGTCCTGTCTACTTCAGACGCAGCTCAACAACCAGAGACCACGGTTCAAGTTCCTAATGCAGAACAGGTAGCTCGACCTAACAATATTCCAAATATCAACGAAGTTATTAATCAACCATTAGCAGCTAGTGTTGCTGATCCACAAGCAGCAGAAGTATTATTTCCACAAGATGAATTACTACAAGCTTCCTTAAGGAGACGAGTATAATGGCTCGAGGTAGAAAAAGAAAATCAGGTGATACAAGAAGCTTTGGTCAGTTTAAAAAAGAACAAGGACTACCACCAGCTAATAGACCCATTTCTCCAAGCACTGCGGGTGGTGGATATCAAGCAGGTGCTGACCCAGGTAGGGGAGAAATTAGCAACTACAGTCCTAAAGATCAAAAAAAAATATATGACTTTGCCGGGGGTAGAGATAAATTTCAAGAAGCAGCTTCTGGAATTATGCAAAAGTATCCACGAGGCGCAGACATTGACAAATATTTAGATAGGATAAATCTTTACAATAAAGGAATCATGTATGGAGGAAATCAATACAAGGATGATACTGGTCTTGAAAGATTAAACTTAGTTAACAAAAATTTTAAAGATGATACAGGGGGTACCATACTATCGCTGACAAGACCTGAATTAACTGCTGTACCACCAACCCTAGGTGAACTTGTCGGAGATATTGCTAGAGGTGGAGGGAAGCTTTTACAAGCAGGTGCTGATTTTACTTTAGGTGGTGGAGCTACTGGTGAGTTATTAGACTTTATAAAAGAGAAGTATGAAGGGAGTAAACAGAAGTTAAATAGATTTATAAATCCTCCAGGTGAAGCGGTAAGGGAAAACTTAGAGGGTATATTGCAAAATGCGGGAGCTAATAATAATCCTTTGTTTAATAACATGTCTTTCGAACCTATAAGAGTTAGTGAAATGGATCCTTCTAACTTAACTGCCGAAGCTTCAGGAATAGAAAATGTTTTTAATAAAATTAGACAGCTTCAAGATTTTGGAAGTGAGCTTCAAGATTTTGGAAGTAAGTATGGATTAGATGGTATTCAAGTAGATCCTTTTAATTTAAACAAAGGCATAGGTTATGAAAATCAATTTATGTTTAATGATATGCCTATTGATTATGGTTTTAACGTAAAACCTAGTGGAGATTTTGATTTTAATATTGGACTACAGTACTAAGATGTGGTTGAAACTCAGAAACTTATTTAGTAAAATACTCTTTTTTAAAAGAAAGGAAGTAGATGAACATGAAAGATATTGGGGAATCGGTAGTTGAAATTTGTCCTATTTGTGAACTCGATGTTGAGGATTGTGATTGTTTTGAATGATAAAAATAACTGATGAGCTTAAAGCTCGGGTGCAGGACCATGAAGGCCTAAGGACTTCGGTATATTTAGATAGTTTAGGTAAAAAAACTGTGGGTATAGGCCATCTCGTGCAGAAACATGAAATGGAAAGATTTGCTGAAGGCGTAGAAATACCTATGGAAGAAATTATAGAGATATTTGAAATGGATTTAAACAGAGCGGCAGCTGGTGCTGATTCTTTAATAGAAGAATGCATTGGTCACGATTTGCCTCAACACGTAGGTGAAGTAATTCTTGAGATGGTCTTTCAGCTAGGAACACAAGGTGTTCGAAAATTTAAGAAGATGTGGAAAGCGATGCGGGTTAAAGATTGGAAAACCGCATCATTGGAAATGAAAGATTCGAAGTGGTGGAAACAGACACCGAAGCGCTGTGAACACTTGGCTGAAATTGTTGCAAACTCTGGACCTAATTATTAAAGAGTTCTTCTAATAAAATTAGGGAACTGACCTTCGTTTTTGTAGGTCATGTAGGCTGCATACCAATCTTTTTTATATTCTGCTTGGCAAAAATCTTTGATTGATTCGTCTTTGTCATCACTCTTAAAGAAATTTAAAAAATGATTCTTTGCTTTGTTGGTTAGGTTAAACATGTTTTTTCTCCTTTATTTGAGGAGAATATACATTTATTTTTTTCTTTTAGATTTGCGATTATAAGATAGCTGATGTTCTTCTACTGCTTCATATACTCCAACCTTGGACCAATGAGCCATTACAGCTTTACTAATATCTTCTTGAAAGACTTTTAATTGACCAATAGGTAGCTCTAAAGGAACACCAATATTTTCTTGAGCTTTTTCTACTTCTTCTCTTGTTAAACTTAGGTATAGCTTGCCGTCTTGATATGCGATTCTACTCATACACCGCACATGCCTTCGCAATCATTGACGGTAACGCCGCCTAGTTCATCAAACATGGACATCTGACCATTGTCTTTTGCCTTTTCATCAATATCAATTTCACTTAGCGGTTTACCTTCTTTAGTAACAAATACAGTGTAACCCTCACGCATACCTTTAAAGCCACCATTAATTTTCTTTTCAAATTCAATAACATGTTGAAACTCTTCTGGTGAATTATCTTTTAAATACTTCCATTCTGTCCAAGTTTTATAAGGACAAAAAGTACAAGCTGATCTCGGAGGCTTTGGCATATCATGATCTTCAAACCATTTCTTACACATAGCTCTAGTAATATTTCTATCTACTAAAGGATACATATTTTTAATCCAAGGCTTTCTAGCTTCTTTCACACGATATGTTTCATCACGAGATATACCCATGATCATTTCTACAACTGTTCCTTTTTTAACACGTTGTCCTTTTTGATAACCCATATATTGCCTAATAAACTTATGAATAGGTTCTATTTTATAGTGCCCGGTACACTGACGAGTTAAGATACCCATACTGTGTTTCTTTGGGTCTTTAGTAAAAAAAGGCGGTGTTCTTGAAGTATGCAAACCTTCCGCTGCTTCAATAGAATCTTGTTCTATGTCTCCTGCACTAATAACATGAATAGGATAATTTTTAATCTTAGTCTTCATCCATTCAAACCATTCATAAACTTCTTTGGGCTCTGCCATCGTATCAGCGAATACTGCGAAGTCTGGCATAGGACCAATCTCACCATACTCGTACATAAATGCTAAAGTGCTTGATTGCACTCCTGCGCCTAAAGATAATACTCTAGGACCTTTAATTAAATCAGCCATTTTTTTATATCCTCTCCCATAACTTGCGTTGCTATATTAATCTTATTCCTTAAACTTTGTACAATCTTTTCGTCTACAGTGCCTTCAGTTACTAGATCAACATAAGTGACCTTTGATGTTTGTCCTATGCGGTGCACTCTATCCTCCGATTGTAGTCGGACTTCCAAGTCATAAGAGTTACTATAGTATATCACAGTGTGACTCTTGGTTAAAGTTAAACCATAGCCTCCTGTTTTAGGATTACCTACAAAATAACGAAGGTCTTCGCCGTTTTGAAAGTCATCAATAATCTGTTGTCGCTCTTCGTTAGGCGTGTCTCCATAAAAAGTTGCCACGGATTCTGGACCATGGATCTTTGATATTTCTCTTGCAATGTTTTCAATATCGTGTCTATAATTTGCCCAGATCAAAACCTTACCTGATGTCTCATTCAATATATTTAATAATTCTTTTATTCGGTTATTTTCTACTGGCTTTACTTCTCCGTTATCTAGTTTTACGTGCCCGCACACTATCTGATGTAGCCTTAATATTTGGGTTAGCGCTGATAGGGCTGTCAGCCTTTCTCCCTCTAGTGATGCTATGGCCATTCGCTTCATAGATACATACATATCCATTTGCTTAGGTGTCATAGGTACGTTGCGTACTTGATAAATCTTTTCTGGTAAATCAAGACAATCGTCCTTGAGCACTCTATATGAAAAATCATCTATCTTATCAGATAGTTCATCTAATCTTTGATACCTAACAATCATATTAAAATTATGCGTAGGCATGTTTCTTCTGACCATGACACAATACCTATTTTTAAAAGCCCAGAATGAACTAAAACCTAATAGGTCCTCATCAAGAAAAGCACATTGAGAATATAGGTCTATCGGGGATCTGGTGACGGGTGAACCTGTCATGATTCTTTTGTATTTAATCAAGGGTGCTAGTTTTAAAATACTTTTTGTTCTTGCTGCTGTGGGGTTTTTAATAGTTGTACTCTCATCAATAGCAACCATTGCTTTATGTGATAGGAAAAATTTCTTTGCAAATTCAACACCTTTTTTAGTGCTGAAGGCTTCAACATTCATTAAGAAAATTTTAAAATTATCGTTTGGAAGAAATACTTTTTCTAGTTTTTTTCTTTCTTCTGCTTTGTTATCAGAACCCCAAACAAAAATATCAGGAACAATATGTTCCGGTAAATGATTATTTAATTCTCTTATCCAGTTTTTGTAAACTGTCTTTGGAGCGATCACTACTAAGCTTTCAATGTGACCATTATCATACAGATAACTTGCATTATAAATAGCAACTAACGTCTTTCCTGTACCCATTTCCATGAACCAAGCAAAATTTTCTTTCTCTAAAGACGCACCTAATGCGGCTAGTTGATGAGCAAAAGGCTCGGTTTTAAACGGATAATCTTGTAACTTATTCATAACTTTCTATAAATAAATATAGTGCTTGAAATCTAGATTACAACTATTATATAATACGCTAAGAAAGAAGGAAATAATGAGCACAGTTTACGTAGTACAGGAAATGCCAGGTAGGGATATTTTGTCAGCAGATAAGTATGGCAAGCTAATCCCAGTCATGCCTCCAGGGTATCAGGTTGTTTTATCACCTGGTCCTGCAGTATCTAAGATAAAAAAAGTAATTAAAGAATATACTGACGATGATTACATTTTATGTCTTGGTGATCCTTCTCTCATTGGTATTGTGTGTGCTCATTGTGCAGAAATGAACAGAGGTAAATTTAATTTATTGAAGTGGGATAAGAAACATCAAAAGTATTATCCTATTGAAGTAGATTTACATAGGAGAACGTAATGAACAACGCATCAGTGCTAAGTTCTTTGGAAGAATCATCTAAAGACCTTAGTAAGTTAGATGACGGATCTTTGTCCTCATTGGGATCGAAGTGTCAAGAAATCGAATCAACTATTGCTGAAATGGAGAATATAGAGGCTCATCGAAAGAGTCTTAATTCAAAGCTTCAGATGTTGTACGATGAGACAGCCGATTTGCTTAGGTCAAAGAATCTTTCATCACTAACCCTTGCGAATGGATCAAAAGTGACTGCATCTGAAAAGGTCGTAGCTCATATCAAGAAAGACGTACAGGCGTCTGCCTTTGATATACTACGGGAAAAAGGATTTGGTGACTTAATCAAACGTGAGGTAAAGGCAAGCTTCGCTAAAGGCGAAGACTCTCAAGCAGAACAGTTCATTCATGCAATCGAAGAGCAAGGATTACAGCCGGTAGATAATGCCTCCATACATCCAAGCACTCTTAAAGCTTTCTTTAAAGAGCAGCTAGATAAAGGCAACCCGCACGAAATACCTTTAGATCTTTTCGGGGTACATGTTTTGAACGAAATAAAAATAAGGAGATAAATATGCGTAAGCGTAAAACCGTAAACAAAAAGAAGATGTCTGCTGCAAAAGAAGTGCAGACAAAAAAAGAAAACAGTGTAGCAGCAGTTACATTGGAAAGCCTAGAAAGTCTCTCAGGTAGGGGTCTACAAAATGTATCAACAGATACAATGGCTACACCAAGAATTAAAATCTTGATGCAGCTTTCACCTGAACTTGAAGAGATTGAAGGTGCAAAAGCAGGAATGATTTACAACACGGTAACTCAAGACCTGTTCAAATCAGATGAAGGTATCAAAATTATTCCTTGTTACTTTCAGTTGCAATACGTAGAGTGGACTGATCGTGGTCAAGGAAGTTCAGCACCTGTCAACGTCTATGATGCGAGTTCTGATATTCTTTTAAAAACTAAAAGAGATGATCAGAATAAGGATAGACTAGATAGTGGCAACTATATTGATACTTGTCACAATCACTTTGTCCTAGTGATGGATAACACTGGTATACCTTCGCCAGCAGTTATTACATTTAAATCAACGCAGCTTAAACACAGTAAGCGTTGGAACACTATGATGAAGAGACAATTCTTAAAAGGTGCTAACGGTAATTTGTTTGCAGCTCCTTCGTTCGCCAACGTCTATAAGTGGGGTACGATGAAAGAGTCTAATGACAAAGGAACTTGGTACGGATGGAATGGTCCAACTAAGGATGCCGTCATTACTGAGCTACCTAACAGTGCTGAGGTTCTTCAAATGGCAAAAGAGTTTGAAGAAAGCTGTCGTAAGGGAGAAAGAAATGTTTCTTACGAAGAGAACGAAACGGCTACTAAAAGCTCTAGTGAAGATATACCATTTTAATATTAAGGGGGCTTCGGCCCCCTAACTTTTTTAGGGAGATGTTTTGGACTACAAGAAATTTAGAGAGATATTCAGAGGGTTAGATAGAGCCTACGGAGTTTACTATAAAGGTGAAACCAAAGAAAATGGTAAACTTTCCGGTAAAGCGTATATCAAGAAAGAACCTTTATTAGAAGAATATTATGAAAACCACTTACAAGGTAAAGACCCTTCATTGGGTATTGTACCTATCATGGATGACTCCAATTGTTTTTGGGGTTGTTGTGATATTGATAAGTATCCTCTTGATTTCAAATCAATAATAAAAAAATTAAAGATTAAAAAGATTCCAATGAGTGTCTGCCGTTCTAAGAGTGGCGGGGCACATTTATTCTTATTTACTAAACAATCAGTTCCTGCAGTTACTATGCGTAACAAGTTATATGAGATTGCCGCCTACTTAGGTTATGCAGATTGTGAGATTTTTCCAAAGCAAACGGAAATCAAAGCAGACAGAGGAGATACAGGAAACTTTTTAAATTTACCCTATCATGATGGTGATAACAGCATGCGTTACGCTATGGATGATGAGGGTCAATCTTTAAGTGTGGAAGAATTCTATAAACAATATGATGAGTTAGTTTTAACACCAAAGCAATTAAAAGAGATTAGCGTAGCAGATGAGTCTCGTGAACTTAAAGATGGTCCGCCTTGCTTGGAGACTTTGATGGCAGAGGGATTTCCTGAGGGAACCAGGGACAATGCTTTATATCAATATGCTGTGTATGCAAAAAAAGCTTTTCCTGATCATTGGCAGGATAAGATTGCTGAGTTTAATCACAAGTATATGGACCCTTCTCTTTCAATAGCTCAGGTTAATAAAACAATTAAACAACACGAGAAGAAAGAGTACGCATACAAGTGTAAAGATCAACCAATGTGTTCTCACTGTAATTCTAATTTATGTCGTCAACGTCAATTTGGTATTGGTCCTGACTACGAACATAAGTTTGGTGATTTAACAAAGTATCAGTCCGATGAGTCTGTTTGGTTTTTAAATGTTGATGGGCAAAGACTAGAGCTCACGACTGATCAGTTGTTTGATCAAGCAAAGTTTAGAAAAGCTTGTATGGATAATTTAAATATTTTACCTAACCCGATGAACACCAGGGACTGGACTGCTCGTATTCAACAGTTGCTACAGTCTGTGGAGATAATTGAAATGCCTAAAGAAGTTAGAAAGGAAGGTCGGTTTGAACAGCACCTTGATAACTTTATCAATGATCAAGGCAAGGCGATGAATATTGAAGAGATACTAATTGGTAAAGCGTGGTCTGATGAAGGTAAGATATTTTTTAAGATGTCTTCTTTAGAAGAATATTTACAGAAAAAAAGATTTACTGATTTTACAACAACACAAATGGGAGCTCGAATCAAGCAACTCGGTGGTGGTGACACAAGAAAAAGAGTTAGGGGTAAGGTTGTTTACATGTGGTATGTACCTGACCAAGGAACAGAAGAAGTTAATCTTGAACTACCAAGTATGAAAGAAGACATACCTTTTTAATGGATAACACTACAATTATATTTGGTCCCCCAGGGACTGGTAAAACAACAAAGCTTCTTCGTATTGTTGAAGAGGAATTGGAACGTGGAACACCGCCCGACCGCATAGGTTATTTTGCTTTTACTCGTAAGGCTTCTTCGGAAGCCATTACACGAGCATGTTCAAAGTTTAATATAGAAAGAAAACAATTTTCTAATTTTAGAACACTACATAGTTTGGCATACAGATCACTTAAACTTGATAAGACAAATGTGATGAAAGAAGAACATTATAAAGATTTAGAAAATATCTTACAGGTGCGTTTAAGTAACCCTGACTCT